TGTCAAAAGAGTTTTCTGTATAGGCAATGGTGAATCAAGATTAGGTTTTGATTTAGAAAGATTAAGACCACTAGGCAAGATTATGGGTTGTAATGCTCTGTATAGAGACTTTATGCCAGACGCATTAACAGGTGTTGACCACGGCATAATGCACGAAATATATCACAAAGGTGTCGCTTGTAAGATACCTTGTTTCTTTAGAGACTGGACAAAAGTACCTGCCTTTCATTTTAAGATGATGGTTGAGGGTGCAATATCTAAAATGGATTTAGAACTGGTCAGAAATGAGAAAGGTGTATTTACAGAGAATGAAAGAGGTCAGGCACAGGAGTTTGTATTTCACGGCTCTAAACTAGAGGGTCTGGCACATATTATAAAAAAGAATAAAGAAGTAATAGAGAAAAAGATAAGCACAGGTCAAGTTAAACTATCTTGGATACACCCTAAAAATGACAAGTCTCATAATTTAAATGATATAATGATACCAAAAGACCTAGGGTGGGCTGCTGGTCCGTCAAGTGGTTATGTTGCGTGTGAATACTACAAGGCAACCGAGGTGTTTATGATAGGTCACGATTTACAATCAACTACATCTACAATTAACAATATTTACAAAGGGTCAAAACATTATTTGGCACCAGAGAATGGTCCTACACCACACGATAATTGGGTAAACCAATGGTTAAGTCTTATGAAGAGGTTTCCTAGTACAACTTTCTATAAAGTAAACAGAAATCTGAACCTAAAAGACAACGTGAATATGCACGTTCCAGAGTGGGAGGGTCAAAAGAATTTATTTTATGTTGACTATTCCAGCATTGACAATTTAGAATCAATATAGTATATTAATAATATGCGTAAAAATAATATAATTGCAAGTATATTACTCTTTCTGGCTGAACATTGCTTAAGAGGGCAAAAGGCATATGTATGGAGGGTTACGGCCGAGTGGCTGAAGACACCATATGTAGTTTTGAGTAGGGACTATCTACACATAGATGGACTCTTCCCGGAAGATTGTGGGTGCGTTCCAACTAATCCCACGAAAGACGCTATTTAAATGAGAGGTTTATGAAAAGAGATTTGAAAATACCAAAGGTAACATTTAGAATAAGAGTAGGTGATGAAGTTGAAACAGATGGCGGTTGTGCTATCGGTGGTCAATGGTTGAATAAAACAACAGACGACTATTTTTCAGGCAAGAGAGTTGTAATATTCAGTTTGCCTGGTGCATTTACACCAACTTGTTCATCACAGCAATTACCAGGTTTTGAAAAAGAATATGGCCAAATTAAATTATTAGGCGTAGATGAAGTTTATTGTGTATCAGTAAATGATAGTTTCGTTATGAATGCTTGGGCAAAACATATGAACGTAGAAAACGTTAAGTTGATTCCCGATGGTTCAGGTAACTTTACTAGATTTATGGGTATGTTAGTAGGTAAAAATCATTTAGGTTTTGGTAATAGAAGTTGGCGATATATGGCAGTTATTAATGATGGCGTTATTGAGAAATGGTGGCAAGAACCAGGTATCAATAATGAAGGATTAGATGACGACCCATATTTTGAAACTACACCTAAAAATGTAGTGGATTATTTAAGAAATGCAAAGTAAAACTTGTATAAATAACTATGATGGCGATAATATAGCCAACACAAATACAACGAATATAGGAGAAATACGATTATGGATTTTGAATCATTAAAACAAAGTCAAAGCTCTTTTGATAAAATCACAAAAGCATTAGAGCAATCAAGCGAAAAACCAGAAATCTCTGGTAATTCTAAAAACAAATATCAAGACGACAGAATTTGGAAACCTGAACTAGATAAAACTGGTAATGGTTATGCTGTTATCAGATTTTTGCCAGCAACAACAGGCGAAGAAATGCCTTGGCAAAGAGTTTGGTCTCACGCTTTCCAAGATAAAGGCGGTTGGTATATTGAGAACTCTTTAACGACACTAAATCAAAAAGACCCGGTGTCTGAAGAGAATACAAGATTATGGAACACAGGTGTTGATAGTGATAAGGAAATTGCTCGTAAGAGAAAAAGAAAATTATCATACTACTCAAACATCTATGTTGTATCAGACCCAAAACATCCTGATAACGAGGGTAAAGTTTTCTTATTTAAATTTGGTAAAAAGATTTTTGATAAGATTACTGAAGCAATGCAACCAGCGTTTGATGATGAGACGCCAATTAACCCATTTGATTTTTGGAAAGGTGCAAACTTTAAACTAAAAATCAGAAAAGTTGATGGTTATTGGAACTATGATAAGTCTGAATTTGAGGGTGTTAGCCAAATAAAAGAGTCAGATGATGACATTAAAAATATTTGGTCTAAACAATATCCTCTAAACCCTTTTGTTGACCCTAGTAATTTTAAGACCTATGATGAACTCAAAGAGAAACTGAATAGGGTAATTATGGGACAACGAAACACGGAAACCGTGGAGAATGTAGACCTCCCACCACAATCTACTACAACTTCCGTGCCAAGCTCAAGTGATGTTAAATCTGAGCCTGCTAGCGAAGACGATACTTTATCGTATTTTAGTAAATTAGCAGACGAAGATTAATCTTTCTCTCTCACAATCACGAATGCTTAACCCTTAGCGAGAAATCGCTAAGGGTTTTCTTATAAATAGTGGTATGGTAAATATATTTAATCCACTTGTTGATTTACAAGACAAACAACTAAAAGGTGCTAGTTGGTACAAAAATGCAGCTTCATTGATTGCTGACAAGGCGACATCTGGTAAATTAATGAAAAGTGGTAAGTTATTAGGTAGACCATCAGCAGGTAGAATGTGTATGTTTTTCTATGACCCTAAAACAGCACAGAAACTACCCTTTTATGACATATTTCCTCTAGTATTACCAATTGATACATTTAGAGGTGGATTTGTTGGTTTAAATTTTCACTATTTACCATATGGTTTGAGATATAAATTATTAGAACAATTACAGAAGTTTGCTACAAATAGGAAATTTGATGAATCAACAAGACTTCAGGTTACTTATAACGCTGTAAAAAATATTGGTCTCATTAAGCCAGCAATTAAAAAATACCTTTGGCGACAAGTACAGAGTAATTTTTTAAGAGTTGATGTGGATGAAATGGCGATAGCAATATATCTGCCTGTAGCACAATTTAAAAAGGCAAGTCTTGGAAAAGTATTTGCCGATAGTAGAAGGAAAATATAATGAAAAAAATAGCAACAATGTTATTTGCTTTAACACTTGTTACCGCTTGCACAATACCAACTGAGCCAAGATTATCATTTGGTAAAAAATGTGTAGAGAAAAATCAAGACGTAGTTTATTCATACGTTTGGTTATACAGCAAGGGTAATGGTTTAGAAGCAAACAAAGAGACTTGCAACTCAATAGAGGACTAAAATGGCAATTTTAAGAGGCGGTAGACGAATCGGTAATTACGATATCAGAATAGGTGTGCCTAGAGATAGGTCACTTGATAATGTAAATGGTGATGAAAGATTAAGACGTAAACCTGGTGGTAATCCACAATCTACAATTAATAGATTTATAGCAGAGGTCAATCAAGGTGAGGGTCTTGCTAGACCAAATAGATTTTTAATTATGGTCAATCTGCCTAAAAGAGTTTTAACAGACGCTGAAGTATTAGCAAGTGAGTTTGGTGGTGGTAGTGCAGGTACTAATAACGATTTAGAATCCTTGCCTATGGTCAGAAATATTGGTATGATGTGTAATCAGGTAAATTTACCAAATAGAGACATCAATACAAAGCCCCATATAATGTATGGACCGAGAAGAGAAATGCCATATGCATATAGTTTTGAGGCAAGTGTGTCTTTACAATTCTATGGCGATAAGTTTTTAAGACAGAGAATGTTTTTTGAAAATTGGCAGAAAAAGGTATTTGATTACAAGAGCCACAATATGAATTACTATGACGATTATGTTGGTAGTGTGGACATAATGCAGTTAGGACAATTTGAAAGTGAGAACGATAAAGATAGAGTTACCTATGCTGTAAGATTGTATGAGTGTTATCCTCAAACAATAGGTGGTGTTGAATTAGCATATGGTTCTAATGACCAACCTACAAATATACCTATCACGTTAAACTTTAGAAGATGGATTAATTTGACAATAGACCAAGTTGAAGGCGCTACGGTTGGTGCTTCATTTGGTGATGTACCTACTATAAAAGCAGGTAAAAGTTTTGGTTTGTTTGGTGGTATTTTAAACAAACTGCCTCCTGAATTGAAGAGAGCAGGTAGAGATATACTACAAACGACAAGAAGAAATCTACCAATTGGTAGAGTGACCGGTGGAAGAGTATTTCCACCTTTTGGTTAATATATAAGAAGGAGAAAATATAATGGCATTGCCTATATTAGAAACAGCGAGTTATGAGTTGACGTTACCATCAACAGACGTACAAGTAAAATATAGACCTTTTCTTGTAAAAGAAGAGAAGATTTTACTTCAGGCTTTTGAGTCGCAAGAACAAAAACAAGTTGTACAAGCATTAAAAGATATTGTATCTACTTGTACATTTGGTCAATTAAATGTTGATGAAATGCCAATGTTTGATTTAGAGTATGTATTTTTAAGCATAAGAGCTAAATCAGTTGGCGAGGTAGCAAAAATAAAAGTTTTGTGTCCTGATGATAAAAAAACTTACGCAGAGGCAGAGGTTGATTTAACTAAAGTTGAGGTGCAAGTTGATGATAAACATACAAA